AGCATGGCAGACCTCAGCATGGCAGACCTCAGCATGGCAGACCTCAGCATGGCAAACCTCAGAGGGGCAGACCTCAGAATGGCAAACCTCAGAGGGGCAGACCTCAGCATGGCAAACCTCAGCAGGGCAAAAAATGTTCCGTTTTTACCGATGACGTGTCCAGACTCTGGGAGCTTCACTGCTTATAAAAAAGCAAGCGGTAAAATCGTAAAACTTCTGGTTCCGGAAGATGCCAGAAGAAGCTCCGCGACGGGAAGAAAATGCCGTTGCGATAAGGCGCTTGTAGTGGAAATTCAGAACATAGATGGTACAAAAGCCGACGTTGACCATGTCAGTTCGGACTATGATGAGGGCTTTGTTTATACCGTCGGGGAAATGGTCAGCGAGCCGGATTTTTACGAGGACAGATTCGAAGAGTGCGCGGAGGGAATTCACTTTTTCATAAACCGCCAGGAAGCCATTGAATACGGAGAATAGGAGGAGAACATGACTGCCATTGAAATCATTAACGATAACGTGCGCGAGGTGTTATCCACAGGTAACGTCCATTATGCCTATGCAGTTATCGGCATGAACGTGATGGCACTGAAGCTCCACGCGATCACCGCGAGGGAATACATGGAATTCCGGAAAACCCTTCTGTATTTCATAGAGAAAAAGAAGGGAGAGGAGCATGAAAACGTATGAAAGAAAGGAAAGGAAGTAATCACACGTGGAAGAAGATTCACATGCAAAATTCATTGTAGGATTCCTGCTAGGAATCGTCGTTGTATCGCTAATTATTAAATTCGCATAGGGAGGACAACATGATTGTAGATATGAGCAAAATCTCAAGTAACGGCGTTTCCGGATCAATAATCATCTACGAACGCCGCCGCCGGAAGATGAGCCAGAAGGCCTTGGCTGAAATTCTCGGAATCAGCGAAAAATCCCTTCGGAAGATCGAGCGAGGACAGGCGATTCCGGATGAAGCTACAAAAGCGAAGCTCCGCGAGAAGTTCGGCGCGGAGTGGTTTGCGGGATGTTGGGAGGTGAGCAAATGAAAACCTATGAAAGCAAGAGACAGCTTGCCGCAAGATACGGCATATCGGTATCGACCGTGGACAGCCTGCTCAGGCGGATCAGGGATCTGATCGGGGTCAGGTATCCCAGGGACTCGGTGACGCACTGCGGAAGAATCGTGCGGATCCGGTCGGACGTGTTTGATGATCTCCTGGCATGGGGAGACGCCATTGACTGTGGCATAGCTCCGCCATTCCAGGACAAAGAAACAAGAGTTATCTGGGAGCGGTTGGCATGATCAAAGAGATTTACAGAGGCAGCGGCATGACAGAACTGATCTGTATAGAGGGGGGAAATAAAAATGCTGTATTTGAAGATCATGAGCAGGATACTGGCCGCTTATTTGTTCCTGCTGCCAATATCGATGATCGGGATCGAGCGGCCGTCAAAGGCTATTATCGTGGTCGGGGCGGTGTCATTTTTTTATTTGATCACCTGCTCAGTTGCGGACGGAAACTGGGAGGATGAAAGTGATTAATCCGGATGTGAAACTGGTAGAAGAATTGGAAAAGATCACCGCCAAGGTCAGGGACCTGAGTGGGAGGATCGACGAAAAGGTCGAAATAAAAACCTGCATAGGAAAAGACGGAGAAGTCTCTGCAACGGCAGCGGTCGGAGAGTATTCGTATGAGATCTTTTTCAACGGGGATACCTACCTGACCTACAAGAACGGGATCCGCGGAACAGTAAAACCGGAAACGGTTAGATGGGGAAAGAGACCGACAGACTGGTAAAAGAAAAAGGACGCTGCGGAAGCGGCGTCCAGTGTGGGGTGGTATAAATTTATCTGCAATTAAATTGTATGCCACATCACTCAAAAAGTCAATAAAAACAAGGGCCCGAAAGGCCCTTTCAAACTCGATTAGGTTATTAAAGATAGGTACAGGGCAGTGGCATACAGACAACGGAAATATGAGTTCCGGAATGCGATTGAGGTGGAGCAGTACCATTCACAGAGGTACGGACCTCCCGGAGGGAGAAGCCCGAAAGAGAAACCGACTCCGGAACAGATGGAAAAGATAAACCACCGGCTGAAGGTGAAGACCTGCCGGCATAAACTGAGACAGAATTTTGATATCAACGATTATTTTGTCTGCTTGTCATACCGGGTAGAAGAAAGACCGGAGAGTATGGAGCAGGCAAAGAAAGACTGGCAGCGGTTCATAACCAAAGTCAGGAGAGAATATAAAAAACGGGGAGCGGAGCTGAAGTGGATCCGGAACATAGAGGTGGGAAGCCGGGGAGCCTGGCACACGCACATGATCATGAACCGGATCCAGGACACGGACATCATCCTTGCGAAGTGCTGGACACACGGAAGGGTATGGCACGAGTTGCTTCACGACCGGGGAGAGTTCCGGGAGCTGGCCGAATATGTGACGAAAGATGAAAAATCGGACCCGAGATTAAAAGAGGCCAGTTATTCAACCTCGAGAAATCTGCCCACGCCAGAGCCAAAGAAAAGAGACTGCAAGAGGAAGACATGGCCGTCAAAGATGTGGTGCCCGAAAGGGTTCTACATCGACAAGGACAGCATCGAAGAAGGGATAAACCGGATGGGTTACGAATACCGGAGCTATACGGTATTGCGAACGAGGAGGATTTAAGTGGATATAAGAATTTACATAGAGGTATCGACCAAAAGCCCGAAGAAGTCGCAGCGGAAGATCTGCTATCTTCTGTCCTGTGAAAAAGACGGAAAAGAAGAAACCCGCGGAGGAGAGCCGGAAGAAGTGACCGAAACCTATCACGGTGCCACGGTGATAGCTGTGAGCCGTGCGTTGAAGCGAATCACCGGGCCGTGCCGGGTCACGATTTACGCGGAGGATTCCTGGACAATGAACATGATCACTACACAGATGCCGGCATGGGCAAAGAATGGATTCCGGGACAAAAAGGGGAAACCGATGCATCTGCAGCAGGAGTGGATGCAGATCTGGCTGACATCGAAGGAACATGACCTGAATACAGAGACCGGGACACATAAGTTCACTGGATGGATGAAAGAGCGGATGGAGGGATAAACATGTATGACATTTTCGGAGAGATGGGATCCGCGGAAGAACTGAATACTCTGGCGGAGAATCTGGTAAACGAAGGAGATATTGATTCGTTAAAGAGATTAGCGGAAGAAAACGGAATTGAAGAAGAATATGCTCTCGATTTTGCAAATGGTGACAGCGAAATCTTCGTAGACACCACAATGGCAGCGGAAGGAAAGTTGTTTATCGAAGGAGAAGCCCTGAAACCGAAAGGAATTATGCAGGACTGGCTTTCCTACATCGAGGCCGAGACATTCGAAGACGAAGAAGTGGCAAAAGCCGTAAGGGAGAAAGGAAAGAGCCTGAAGGGGTGCATCGCTGCCCTGATGGAGTTGTCCTTCAGAAACCGAGAACCAGTAGACAAAGATATTCTTGAGATGGTGAATTTAAAACCGAAACCTTCGCGCGTGGAATTCTACGTACCCAATATGAGAGAGGCAAAAGAAGCCATAAGAAAGTACTACATGGGAGAAAAAAGATGAAAAAGAAAGAACTTCTTGCGGCGCTTCCCGATGAAATGCCGGATGAGAACACCGCAAAGGCCATCAAAACCACAGACGGTAAGGCTCTGGTAATTTTCCTGCCGGAACACAGATTGACGGTTGGATACCAAGACGTGCATAGCGTCGTGCATTTTATGTGGCGCACCGGATATCTGACGTACTATCCGGGGATAAATCTATGGACACGACAGGCATATCGGAATATTGGGGCCTGGATTCAGAGATACGGATTCAAAGAACACAACAGAGAAGAAGTTTCGCGGTTCACGGGAACAGAATGTATAGACGTAGATACCGATATCAAGAATTACGAAGAGGCAATCGATTATAAAAAGTGGAAAAAGTCACAAACCCGCCGGGTAGAGAGAATCACAAAAGAAGCACGAGAAGCTCCGCCACTTCCCAAGGGCTTCAGGGAATGGTGCAGGAAGCAAATTCCGACACTGGGGAAAAGGCAAAGACACCTGCACGGGAGGAAATATATACAGATGTTTCAGCCGTGTGCAAATGGAATGTATGTCGAACGGAATTTCAGAATCGAATTTGACGTAACGAAAGAGATAACATCATACAGCCTCACAGAAATAATCCGTGCCTTCAGCTCTGCCCCGATCGGGAGGTGGAAAAAGTGGTATTACGGAGTGATTCGGGGGAAAATCGGGCGCGAACAGTTATGGTGGGACAGAAAAGGCGGAACGCAGGTAAACACATGCCCGAACAGAATGATCCTGTACAAAAAGAATCTCCGGGAACTGAAACTGCCGGAATATATCACAAAGACCCTGCAGGCGATGGATGCGCCCATGAATTACGCATTTCTTGCAGATATGACACGGAAGTATCCGGAGACAGAACAGATGGTCAAGAACGGATTAGAACATCTGACCTGCGACATCGCGATGTGCGAAAACGGAAAGACCTTTGGCGACAACATGGAAACAATCGCGAAATTGTCTGTCCAGCAGCGCAGAAGAATCGCCACAATCAATGGCGGAATAAGCGAGGCAGAAACCATACTGAATCATCCGGAGGCTTCCGACAAAACGCTGAAGATCTTAACTTCGATCAGGAACCGGAGCAAGAAAGACCTGATCATCCAGACAGCGGAAGGCTTGAACTTGAACCATGTCCTGACGTTGCTCAGCAAGACGGGATCCATGAAGGAAGAAGAAATAAGGGAATACCGGGATTATTTGAATATGGCCAGGGCAAGAGGAATGGATATCTCGGACGAAATTGTTTACCGGAATAAGAAGTGGAGAACCTTCCACGCAAAGTATGTAGAGGAAAAAGAAGCAGAGGAAGACAAGGAGATCGACCGGAAATATCAGAACATCAGCAAGGATTACGAAGAGAATTGCCGGGAGTTCCAGGCGGCGGAAGGATTCCAGGCGGCGGAAGGATATTTATTTCTGGTTCCGCGATGTGCTTCGGACATTCGAAATGAGGGAAGGCTTCAGCATCACTGCGTAGGCCGCGCAGGCTACATCGAGAAAATGGACAACAGGGAGAGCTTCATCATCTTCCTGCGGAAACAGGAAGAACCGGAGGTGCCGTATTACACGATAGAGACCGATGGAACCCGGGTTATCCAGGCATACGGCGCGTATGACCGTAAACCGGACTGGACTATGGTAAATAAACTTCTGCAGGAATGGATTCAGGAAGTGAGGAAACGAAGAGCAAGACTGGAACTGCGGGCAGCGGTCGGATAAGGAGAACAAATGGAGTACACACAGATGACGCTCGACGATTGGTTGAGCCTGAAAAAGAAATTAGAGAATGATTTGAACGGAGTAGCAGCATCCTTTGTGCGGATCGGATACACGCTCCGGAAGATCGAAGACGAAAAACTGTACGAAAGAGACGGATATTCTTCTGTTACGGAATTTGCAAAAAATGAATATGGCTTGTCCTCATCCACGGTTTCGCGGTTTATGGCAATTAACCGAAGATATTCCATCGATGGATATTCCGAAAAACTCCGGTCGGAGTTTGCAGGCATTGGAAGCAGCAAACTTTCCGAAATGCTTGCCTTGCCGGATTCCGATCTATCCATGATCAAACCGGAGACACCGAGAGAAGCCATTCGGGAGCTGAAGGATTTCAACAAAACGGAAGAAGAAGGCACCGCAGACCGGGACAGATTCCTGATGGAATTCCTGGCCGGATGCAGCGAAGAGTGGATATACACGGATTTGACCACAGATAAACTGAAAGAGGCGCTGAATCCTTCCGGGAGCCGGGTATACCGGAAAGGAAAGTTCTTCATGGCCTTCTACGATTACGACGTAAAGATCAAGAAATTCGGCCAGGATCCGGAGACGCTGACCTGGGACCAGATGTCTGCGTGGATCCAACAGCACCTCGAGGAAATCAAAGAAGTGCAGAAAGAAGAGACAACAGGAGGGCCAGAAGAGAAGACCGTTGCGCCGGCGCAAAAACCCGCGGGATACAGTAACTTACTGTATACGGAGGGCTCTGAGGAACTACCGAATACGGAAGAAAAGGTACCGGAAAACGCGGGAAAATACCAGGAAAATCCGGAAGATACGGAAAAAACCGAAGAAGAGGCAGTTGCGCCGGCGCAAAAACCCGCGGGATACAGGAATTTACTGTATACGGAGGGCTCTGAGGAAGAGGAAGAAAAGCAGGCAGACAACGAAAAAAGAACTGAAAAAACGGATATTTCAGACGTTGAAGCTCTTCCGGAGACCACAAAAGAGCCCGAAACGGCAGCGGATCCGGATGAGCAGACACAAAAACCCGCGGGATACAGGAACTTACTGTATCCGGAAGCCTCTGAAGAGAAAGAAAATCTGGAGAAAATCGAGGAAAAAGTACCGGAAAACACGGGAAAACACCAAGAGGAAGCGGAAAACACAAACAATCCGGCAGTTGCGCCGGCGCAAAAACCCGCGGGATACAATAACTTACTGTATCCGGAGGCCTCTCGAAAAGAAGAGAAAAAGCCGTCAGACAACGAAGAAAAGACTGACATCCTCGAGCTGGACGGAAGACTTACGACTGCGCTTTTGGACAAGAGGTGGGAAGGAGCCCTGAAAATCATGGAGGAGATGATGGAAGCCGTGAAAGAAAAGATTAGAAGGGAGGCAACGGAATGGGCGAACAGGAAGGAAAGCTAAAAGACAATTTCGGCATCTGCAGATTTTGCGGACAGGTGATTATGGTAAAGGCAGAGGAAGACGCGACAGCGGAGGAATTAAATATCCTTGCCACGGATAAATGCGAGTGCGAAGGGGCGCGACAATGGCAGGAAATGCAGGACCAGAAGGCGTTTGCGGAAGCAAAAATAAAAGAGTGCTGTGCAAATGAAACTGTGAAGGAGGTTCTGATTGATCAGGTGGAGAACATCCAGAGAAATTCCTTCCGAAACATCCAGATCACAACGAAGGACGGTGTCGTTTTTGCAATCCGAAGGACAACAACCGGAAAATTAAAAATCAAAGCAAAGAAGATTACGGTGGTGGAGGCAGAAGCATGATCTATCCGAAACAGCCAAAGAGAAAGCGTCGGCAGCGGCACGCAAAGAGTATATTCATTCAAGCTCCGGGGACGTGCTATCTCTGCGAGAGGGAAGGGGACTTTTCCCAGAAGTACACAGAACTGCACCACATCTTTGACGGCCCAAACAGAAAAATCAGCGAAGCAAACGGATTCACCGTAAGACTATGCCTTAAACACCACCGGGAAGGAAAGGAAGCGGTCCACAATAATGCGGAAAAAATGCGGCTGCTACAAAGAACCGCACAGACAAAGTTTGAAGAAACTCATTCCAGAAAAGAGTTCATGCGCCTGATCGGAAGGAACTACCTATAATCGATCAGGAAGAAGAGGAGGAAAAATAACGATGAATTACATCGATGCCGATAAGTTCGCCAAACATATCAAAATCGGATCTCCGGTGATTTTTGACTCCGCAACGATAAATGAAATTATTTTCGTCCTGGACACAGAGCCGAGGGTGGACGCTGAGCCGGTAACACATGCACATTGGATTGACACACCGAATTATTGGAAATGCTCGAACTGCGGGGAAACTTACTGGTCAATGAATCGCGAATTTATATATTGTCCACACTGCGGAGCGAAGATGGACGAGGAGGTAGGCAAATGAGCAAAGCGGGAGTGAAACGCCAGGTGATTGTAACCTAGTATAAGCCGGAAGAGAAACTTCCGCCGGAAGAAATGATGGTGGTAGTTACATTTTCCGGGAGAACGAAAAATACTATCTACAGCCACACGATAGGGGTGGCGAGGTGCTGCAGCGAATATGAAGGCGAGGAGCCTGCATGGGAAATTGACGGATTAAGTGTAAATGACACGGTGAAGATGCATGTTGAAGCCTGGGCGGATCTGCTTCCGTTCGGGATTAGGTGAACTGATATGGACGAAAAGATAACGAACGCTGAATACATGATTAACCTGCTCATGGATTTTTTGCACGGGAACGGAATAGAACTGCATCAGATCGATATCGATGACGGCGGAGCGTCCGAAGAGTCAATGATCTATTACAACGTGGCCTGTCCGTATTTTGCTGGAGACTCGAGATGTGAATGCAAGGATACCGGACCGGACGAAAATCCGACCCGGGAAATGTGTTCAGAATGCAAGTATAAGTGGCTTGCAAGTGAGGTGGATGAATGAAGCCAATCGGTTACGAAACAATGTTCGTTCTCGCGGAAGACGGCGAAGGGAAATGGGAAGCGTACGATATCACTATACATTGTCGGAATCAGGAAGAAAGAGAACAAATTCTGAAAACAATAAATGCGGTTGCAAAAGCAATAAAAGACAAGGGGTAAACAAATGAAAATTGTACTTGATGAAGGTGCTTACATGCCGGAGAAAGCACATAGAGCTGATGCAGGCTACGACCTGCGGACACCAAAGAGAGTTGTGCTTCGTAGGGGTGAGAATGTAACCATTGATACCGGCGTGCACATGCAGATTCCGGACGGATGGTTCGGCCAGATGTTTAGTAAGTCCGGGCTGAACACCAAAAAGCACATTGTGTCACTCGGAGGAACAATCGACAGCGGGTTTACCGGGAGTGTGGACGTAACCCTCTACAACTTTGGCAACGAGGATTATGTGTTCGAAGCCGGGGACAAGATCGTGCAGATTGTATTCATACGATGTGGAAGCTTCTCCATGACGCAGGTTGACGAGCTGGAAGATACAGAACGTGGAGACAAAGGATTCGGGAGCAGCGGACGATGACCACAGAAAAAAAGTATGAATTCAGAGGCCAGATGCTGACACGGAAAGAAATCTGCCGCATGACCGGATTATCGAAATCAACACTATGTAGTCGGATGTATCAGGGAATGACAGCAGATGAGGCGGTGTCAATGGGAATTAACCCAGGGAAAGCCGTGCATAAACCCAAAGTACGTCGATCTACAAAATCTCTCGGGAAAGGCGCACAGCGCGTTGTGGATATATACGAGACAGACAGCGCGGGAAACCGCCGGAAGAAGTGGAAATTTCTAAGCGGTTACGACACAGAGATGCAGGAGATAAGAAAAACCTGTCAGAAATGCCGACACGCTGCCTTTTCAGGGAAAACATTTTGCGGGTGCAGCTACTTTGACGATGTCGGAAGGTGTAGAATGTGCGATCCGAGAGACTGCGTTGAGCTGGGATTCTTCGAGTCAAAGAAGCGAGGACCAAAGCCGAAAAGGATTCCGAGAATAGTATTGTAAACAAAATCGTCCCACGCAACGAAACTATAGACGAATGTGGAACTTCGTACAAAAAAATAAAAAGCAGAGATGTAATATGTGCATGCAACAAACATATCGACAAAGCCTTATCCCTGGGCGTGGGCAGGGAGAAAGGAGGAAAGCAATTGGGGGAGAAAAGATGCCAAAGATCAGAGCCGGATGGAATGGGCAATATACACTGACAAAGCACGAATTCTATACGGCTTATCACTACGCCCTTCAATACAGTGACTGGGTGAAAGAATACGAGGATGTGACCGATGCATCGAAAGCAATCACTTATGATTCAGATCGGGTGCAGACGAGCCCCAACCCGGACGGAGTGGAGAACGCGGCGATCCGTAGCAGTGAACTGCACGACAAAATAAGAACTGTGGAAGATACCGTAAAGGCAGCGGCTCCGGAGCTTTACCCGTGGTTACTGACAGCGGTAACAACTGAAGGTGTAACATATAAATATCTGGCCGGGATGGAAAAGCCGATTCCGTGCGGAAAAGACTATTATTATCTGCGGCGCAGGAGGTTTTATTACATGCTTTCGCACAAACTGCCGTAATCACAAACTGCCGTAATCAGGGGACATGTCAACATGTTATATTTATAGCATGGCAATCGGACAGGAACGAACGACGACGCTCCTGTTTGATGCCGCAGGGCACCACACGCGGCCAAAACTGTTACCTCCTAAGTGAATAAGTTTAATAACCTGTTGATTCTTTTCATTTTTCGGTGCCCTGCTTAACAACAATTATTGATGGACGGCCTTCGGGCTGTCCTTTTTCGTGCCATGAAAGCGAGGGGATTGTATGGTGGGTTTTCTTATCGGCTTACTGATAGGTGTCGGCGGAGCAATATTTGCGATCGCTGTGATTCAGGCAGGCGATGATGATTGAGGGATAGGAAATGAACAGTGAAGGTTACAGAGATCCGACAGCCGACAAAGCAGTGAAGCACACAGACCACACACCGGAACCAGTGATGAAGGTGATCTACCTTCTCCGTGACATTGCAGGCCTTGCCGGGTTTGAGATCGTCGGGCGGATCTGTCTGAAGGACAAGAGCAGCGGGAGAGAATGGCGATGAATAAAAGCCACCCGGGTGGGATAGTAAAAAAACACCCCCCGGGTACCACTCGGAAATTAGAATACCGGAGGGGGATATCATGCAACAGAAGAAGCCCCGGAGGGCTGACCACCAGGGACCGCAGCGACATCTTTATGAGCACAACAGAAAGATAATATTCGCCACACAAAAGATCTGCGCCATATGCGGGAAGCCGGTAGACTTCTTGCTGAAGTTCCCGGATCCGATGTCAGCAACGTGCGATCACATCATTCCGATTGACAAAGGCGGAGATCCTTCAGCGATAGACAACCTGCAGCTGGCACATCTGTGCTGCAACCGAGCGAAATCGGATGACATCGTTCGCAAAGTGAAGCACAAAGAAGAAATAATAACAAACAGAAATTTGCCACAGCACGCTGACTGGATATCATACAGAGCAAAAATCAACAGAATATAGCCGTAGAAATATGGCGGGGGCAGGGTATACCGCCCCGAGCTGCCCCGGGGCTCACCGCCGTTACTGCACACACTCTCTCGAATTTTTAGACTATTTTGAGGTAAGCGGATCAAATGAAGGGAAAAGAATACTTACAAAGGAAATTAGAGACAAAAAGAACACGGGTCTTGCTGAGATACCGTTATTACGAGCAAAAAGAAAGATATCAGGACTTGGGAAGCCTCATATCTGCCAGCAAGGCGCAGGAATACAATTCCGTTCTTGGGTGGTGTGCGCATGGAGTGGATTTTCTTGCAGACCGACTGAACTTCACTGGGTTTGACAATGACGTCCTGAACATCATGGATCTGTATAATCAGAATAACCCGGATATTCTTTTTGATTCCGCAATACTTGGCGCTTTGATCGGGTCGTGTGATTTCATATATATTTCAGCGGGGGAAGACGGTCAGCCGCGCATGCAGGTTATAGACGGAGCAAACGCCACAGGTATCATCGACCCGATAACTAATATGCTGCAGGAAGGCTATGCGGTTCTGGAACGAGATCCGGACACAGATCAGGCTCTTGTGGATGCCTATTTTCTACCCGGAAGCACTACGGTTTACTGGCGGTCCACTCCACAGAGACAGGCGTACAGCCAGGTATTTAAAAACATATCGCCGTACCCGCTTCTGGTCCCGATCATATATAGACCGGACGCAAGACGGGTATTTGGACATTCCAGAATTTCCAGATCCTGCATGAACCTGATGAATAAGGCACGGGCCGCGATAGCGCGGTCAGACATTACAGCCGAATACTACAGTTTCCCGCAGAGGTATGTTCTTGGGCTGGCGCAGGACACGGAATTTGATAAAACGAAAGCATCAGTATCTTCGTTCCTGGATTTTCGAAAAGATGAAGATGGACAGTTTCCACAAGTTGGGCAGTTTCCACAGAACAGCATGCAGCCATACATGGATCAGATTAAAACCTATGCGCAGGCGTTTGCTGGAGAAATGGGAATGACCGTTGACGACCTGGGATTTTCCTCCAGTGCGCCGACATCTCCGGATGTAGTACGATCCGCGCATGAATCGCTCAGCAAGACAGCACGGAAAGCCCAGAAGACGTTCGGATCCGGGTTCCTGAATGCCGGATATCTTGCAAGAATCATTGCAGATAACTATCCGTATCAGCGGCAGGTGCTTGCGGAAACCATACCAACTTGGGAACCGGCCTTTGATGTGTCTGCATCTCAGATTTCTGGAATAGGAGATGCCGCAGTTAAGCTGAATCAGGCGGTTCCTGGATACGTTAATGGCAATACACTCGAAAGGATGACGGGACTTGGCAATGGATCCGAAACGACAAATACTAATGGTGTTTCAAACGGAAATGTCGAAATCCAGTCAGGCAGCGGCACTGCTTCGTAAACTGAATGACGGGACGGGAACATACGAAGATGCTTCGGATCTTTCGAGGATTATGGGAAATTGCCTCGCAAAAGCGTATCAAAAATATTTTCCAGGGCAAATACCGCCGGAAGGGTTATCTTCAGAATTCGCAAATGATGTAATCGGCACAACTTTGCGAAATAACTACAATCTGGCGGCAGAAGCGTCAAGAGAAGCACAGGAAAATTTGAACAATCGGGCTGGAATAGGCCTGTCTGCCAAAGTTCCAGAAATTAATCGAGATCGAGTCGACGGAATTTGCAAAAAAGCCATTGAAAACAGCCAGAAAGATGAAGACTTAATGCTGCGGATGCTCTCAGCGGCAACAGAAAATTACACAATGTCCGTTGTGGATGATTCGGTGAAGCAAAACGCGGAATATCAGTTCCGCGCCGGTCTTATCCCGAAAATCATCAGAAAAGCAAATGGATTCAAACCCTGCAAATGGTGCCAGAGCCTTTCTGGAACGTACGAGTACCCGGATGTTCCGGGCGATGTATACCGTAGACACGGAAATTGTTATTGCACTGTTACATACACGCCTGCCGGGTCCAAGAAGACGCAGGATGTATGGAGTAAGAAATGGGGAAAAGAAAAAGAATTTCAAAAAGAGCAAAGGATAAAGGCATATGCAAATCAGCGATCTGCAGTAATATCCGGAGGAAAACAATATCATCCTATGGATCCGAACAATCCAAGAGACGTTAGCGCGGCAAGGGAATATAGAAAAATCAGTCGCAATAACGATATCGCACGCATAGCGGAGAAAACCGGCTTTTCAAGGGAAGATATCATAGAGATAAAACGCCATATCTTCTATGATAAACATAAGAAATATGACGGGGAATACGGACTATTAGTACCAGATTACGACATGGCTGTGGCGTGGAAACGGTTGTCAAATGGAACTCCGGAAGAACGGGATATCGTGCTACTGAATCATGAATTGCTTGAAAGTAAGCTTGAAAAAGAATACAATCTAACTATGGCAGAAGCGCATACGGAAGCTACGAAAAAATACGATTGGGCATCAAGATTAATTAGCGATCTTGGCGAGAAAGGAGAGCCAGATGGTTTATTGTGATTACATTGATCATTCGGATTCTTTAGTAAGATATGCATTTGGACAAACAATAGATGACATAACGGGTACGATTGAATATGATTTTTCTAATGGAACAATTCATATTATACAACAGCCTAAAAAATATAAGGTTTTAACAAGACAAATTGAAAGTCTGTTTGGTAAATATCGGAATGAATTTGTTACTGGAACCTATAGAAGAAAAATAGCATATGAAGCATGAAGCGCCATTTTGCAGATGGCGCTTTTACATGGGGAAATGTAGTATGGCAAAAGATGATTATAATGTTGTGGTATTCAAAATCCTGACATATCTGTATGCCTGCCTGAAAAGAATAACTTTGTTTGACGAAGATGTATTCAAGCAGATCATTGATAAGCAGAAAATTGCGGATGAATATCTGACGGATATTTTACACATGATGACGGAAGAGGGTATGATAATAGGCTTGGTATTTACCAAAGCATGGGGGAATACATATATTCTGGCAAATGAATACGGAGATATGAAAATCACCTCTTCCGGAATTGAATATTTGAATGTAAATGGTACAATGTCAAAAATTAAGGATGCAGTTAAAGACAATACCGGATTGATTGGCGAGCTGGCCAAGATGGTACTGTAAATCATAAAAAATAAATGATAACGAAGACGATCAGAAATGACCGTCTTTTTTAGTGGAGAAAATCAGTATGAGAGAGATCAGGGCACCGGTTAGGAGGTGGGATTAGGTGGGGGAACGGCAAAGCCGACAGACTCCCACAAAATCCTATACACTACCATACAGCAAAACCAAAGGCAAAGAAGCGATAGAGCTATACAATAGTGCAAAATCAGATGTAAAGGCAATGCCCTGGCAGGAACTGTTAACCTACGATATTCTTGCCGTAAACGATGAAGACTGTTGGGTCCATATGAAGTACGGATATGCGGTCAGCAGACGAAACGGAAAGTCAGAGCTCGGCGTGATCCGGAGTCTGTACGGCATGAAACACAGTGAGCATATTTTGTATACTGCGCATCGATCTGATACGGCGAGAGCGATCTGGGAGAGGGTTTGCGATTTTGCTTCATCTCTCGGATTCAAATTCAAGACGTATTCTTCTTTTGGCCGTGAAGGAGTTGAATGGCACGATCCGGACGCGACGAACGAAGAAAAGCAGCTGAAGCACTTTAAAATTGATTTCCGAACAAGAAATTCCGCAGGAGCCGGTCTCGGATCCGGTTATGACTGTCTGATTATTGATGAAGCGCAGGAGTATACGACGGAGCAGGAATCATCTCTCAAGTATGTCGTTTCCGCCTCGCCAAATCCACAGACACTGTATTTTGGAACTCCGCCCACATTGATATCCAGGGGAAACACCTTTCCGCAGATGCGAAAAAAAATTCTCTCCGGACAGATGGCGGATTCTGGTTGGTCGGAGTGGTCAGTTGATTCCATGCACGATCCGCAGGACGTAGATGCGTGGTATGAAACGAATCCGTCATTGGGAATTCGACTGCAGGAACGTGTGGTAAGAGCGGAAATCACCACAGATGAAGTTGATTTCAATGTTCAGCGTTTGGGGCTGTGGCTGTCCTATAACCAGAACGCATGCATTTCGCCAGCGGAATGGAAAATAGGCGTAGTTGATGCGGTTCCAACGGTGCGCGGAAAATTGTTTGCTGCCGTTAAATACGGCCATGACAATTTGAATGTGGCATTGTGCATAGCAGTAAAGACCCGGTCAGATACAGTATTTACCGAAATGATTGACTGCAGGCCGGTTAAGACTGGTAATGAATGGATCCTTCATTTTTTGAAAAATGCAGATATCCAGAAGGCAGTTGTTGACGGAAATGGCTCCAAGACGCTGATAGAGCAATGCAGTGTTGCGGGATTTAGAAAAATTACGAGTCCGAAGGTTCAGGAAGTAATTCAGGCCAACAGTGATTTTGAACAAGCTGTTTTTTCCGGACATTTGCAGCATATGGAACAGCAGTCTCTGGACGAACTGGTAACCAACTGTGAACACAGGGCGATAGGTTCGAATGGAGGATTCGGATATAAAACGTTGGTTGGGGGAAGAGATGTAACACTGATTGAAGCAAATGCACTTGCCTATTGGTTGTGCGAGACATCAAAAACGGCAAAACAGGTTGTGAATTATTAACCGGTACACACGGGTAAATGTGGGAGGAAAACAAAATGGCAGAATTTAATCCAATTACAACGCAGGAGCAGTTAGACAGTATAATCGGAGAACGGCTGAAGCGCGAAAAGGAGTCAACCGCCAAGAAATATGAAGGCTGGATGTCTCCGGACGACGCCAAAAAAGTTAAGGACGGTTACGAAAAACAGATTGCAGATATGAAAACAGCAGCGGAAAGTTCCGCCAAGAAATACGCGGATTATGATAAACAGCTGTCTGATCGTGATGCAAAAATTAAAAATTACGAGACCGCTTCGGTAAAAGCGAGAGTTGCACATGAGACGGGATTATCATATGACGCAATACAGTTCCTGCAGGGCGATGACGAGGAAAGCATTAAGGCTTCTGCCAATTCACTGAAAACACTTATGGGCTCTACAAAACCCGAACCTACTCCATTGGCCAACACAGAGACAAACAATGGAAGTGGTTCAGAACTCAAGAATTTATTACACACGTTAAGAGGAGAATAAATCATGGCTACTTCTACAAATGCAATTCTGACACCTAAAATGGTAAGCGGACTTTTCACAAAGGTAAAAGGGCACTCTTCCCTTGCAAAACTTTCCGGTCAGTCCCCGATCGCATTCAATGGAAACGAAATCATGACATTTTCAATGGACGGTGAAGCGGCGATTGTCGCCGAGGGCGCAAAAAAGCCTGCGGGAGAGGCAGCGTTTAAACCAGTATCTATTGCGCCTATTAAATTTGTATATCAGCATCGCGTTTCTGATGAGTTTACTAAAGCATCTGAAGAGGATGCAATTCCCTACCTTCAGGCGTTTACGGATGGATTTGCCGTGAAAATTGCGAGAGCAATCGATATCGCGGCTATCCACGGACTGAATCCTATTGACGGAACGGAAGCGGATTCCGTATCCGCAAAATCCTTCGACAAGCTTATCACTCAGACGGTTACCTATGACGCAGCAACCGCTGACGAAAACATTGACAGTGCGGTGGCGGCGATCCAGGCAAACGACGGAAATATCACAGGCATTGCCATGTCTCCGGATTTCGGAGCTGCTATGGCAAAAATTAAGGTTAATGGCGTTGTGCAGTATCCGGAGTTCCGTTTCGGAGGAAATCCGGAATCGTTCGCCGGTTATGGCTCCGACATCAACAATACGATCAGCTTCAAGGACTCCAAAGACAAAGCAATTGTCGGAGATTTCGCAGGTGCATTCCGATGGGGATATGCTTCCAATGTTCCGCTCGAAGTTATTGAATACGGCGATCCGGACGGACTCGGAGATCTGAAACGGCAGAACCAGATCTGCCTTCGTGCCGAGGCTTATGTGGGATGGGGTATTCTTGATGTCGAAAGTTTTGCGCGTATTGTTGCGGCGGGCGCTTGAGTATGACGTACAGAAACACAAAAACGGGCAGAATCATTACTGTTTCCAGTTATCTCAGCGGGGATAACTGGGAAGAGGTAAGGCCGGAGCCAAAAACTCCGGCCAAAAAGCCCGCGAAGAAGACGGAAAAGAGGACGCGGAATGGATAGCTTCGCATCTGTTGAGAATGTGGCAACGTACACTGGGAAAGTATATACGTCTGAGGAACAGGGCAGAATTAAAACGCTGTTGGAAGATGCGTCCGGATACATTAAGGCAAAAGCGGATGAATGCGGGAAAAACATCGATGAAATGATAATCCGAAAGCCGTCGCTTGCATATGTGGTAAAAATGGTCTGCATCAATATGGTTGTGCGTGTGCTTGACGCATCAAACGAAAGCAGCCTGTTCTCCCAGGAGTCGCAGACCGCAGGAAGTTATACATGGTCCGGAACGTATGCCAATCCGGGGGCAAAGCTGTACATGTCGCACGCAGAGCTTAAGGATATCGGGTTATTGAAACAGTCTGCCGGATTTACAGAAATGTATGGTGATGGAAATGCTTAAGGGACAAAATATAATTTTGCACAATAAATCACAGACTGGGACGGATCCGCTCGGAAACCCCATCTATGAAGAGACGGCGGTGGAAATCCCGGATGTCCTCATTGCCCCCGTATCATCAGAGGAGGCGATACAGGACACAGATCTGTATGGGGTAGAGACGGTTTATGAGCTTTGTATTCCGAAGGGCGACGACCATGAATGGAAACATAGAAAGATTTCCTTTTTTGGTTCCGACTGGCAAACGGTTGGGGAGCCGGTACGATACATTGATGATAATGTCCCGCTTCGCTGGAATAAAAAGGTAAAGGTGGCACACTATGAGTAAAACAAGAGTAGTCCTTAATAAATCCGCAATTGGGCAGCTGCTCAAATCGCAAGAAATGGCAAATGCCATCACGCCTTATGCGGAGTCTATTGCAAGCAGTGCGCCACATTGTAGAGTGGACAAAATAGTGCTTCGTACCCGTGTGCGCGTTGGCGTTGTACAGAAAATGACGCATGACGATATGGAAAATCACACATTATTAAGGGCGGTGCATTTCCAGTGATGATTGAGGTTAAGCTTTATGATTTTTTGAAATCCAGATTAAATAATGCCGTTGTGTGCCTGGAGCGCCCAGAGACAAAACCAGAATACTATGTTCTGATTGAACGAGCAGGCGGAACGGAAACAAATTATATATCGGGCGCGACAGTAGACATCATTTCAAAAGCACCTACGCTTTATAAAGCAATGGAACTGGATGAAAAAGTACGGGGTGCTATGCGGGATTTTGTAAATGTGAACAATATTTCGTCCTGCGCGCTTAATTCCACGGGAAACTGGACAGACACGACAACGCATGAATACAGATACCATTCGACATTTATTATCAGATTCATGGAGGATTAAAAAGTGGCTAATACAGCTAATAATGTAACAACCGGAAAACCGAAAGTCGGCGGGGCGGTACATTGGGCACCTGCCGGAACTGCCCTTCCGACAGATGCAGTAACGAAACTTGACGATGCATTTATTTCGCTTGGCTATTGTTCTGACGATGGATTGTCCAACAGCTCGGCACCCGATACTGACAAGGTAAAAGCCTGGGGCGGCGACACGGTAATGCATACCAACAATGGACGTCCGGACACACATAAGCTGACGCTGATCGAAGCGGAGAACGTTGACGTTCTGAAGCGTGTCTACAACGAAAATAATGTGACCGGAACACTCGAGACCGGAATTACCGTCAAGGTAAATTCTGACGATCCGGAAGAAGGTGTATGGGTTATCGACATAATCATGCGTGGAAACGTCTTAAAGAGAATTGTTATTCCGAGCGGTTCGATTACAGATCTTGGGGATATCACCTACACCGATAGCGATGCAGTGGGTTACGAAGTAACGATTAGCTGCGCACCGGATGCAGAAGGTAATACTCATTATGAATACATGAAAAAGGCCGCAACGGCTTAAAGAAGGATCGTTACGTTATGGAAGAAAAGCGTTTTACCGGCACAACCAAGTCGGGTTTTAAATTCAGCATTGCGGAATATGCAGTGGATGATATGGAGTTAGTCGATCTTCTGGCCGAATCGGATGATAATTTCCTGCTGTTTCCCAAGATCATCGAAAAGCTTCTCGGGAAGGACCAGAAAAAGAAGTTTTACGATCATATCAGAGAACGGCATGGAAGAGTACCGATTGAAGAGGCAACCAAAGAACTGCAGGAGATTTTTAATCTTTGTAATGCAAAAAACTCCTGACGCTTGCGTCCTATATCAAAAATGATGAAAATGCCTTAATCTGTGATTTTGCGGAATATTACCACATATATGATTACAAACGGCTCACAGCGCGCTATGCCGGAATTTTAGCCTCCGGCTTGCGTCCTGAGAGCCGTTCTGTTATGTCCGCGGCTGGGCATACGCTTGATCCTAATACGTATCTTTTGGCGACAATTTCCGACGAATTACAGATAGTTATGTATCAGCAGAGGGCGGCAGCGGGAAGCAAGCGCAACACCAAACCTAAACTCATAACGGAACTGTTAGAAAACACGCAGAGGGAAAATGAATATGAATCCTTCGATTCTCCGGATGATTTCGAACGGAGGCGCGAACAAATTATAAAAGGCGGTTAATTATGGCAGGACAAGCAGGAACAATAGCAACTGCCTATGTTCAGGTATTACCTTCCACCAAAGGCATCGGAAGCAGTCTTACCCAACAGATGCAGGGTCCAAGTACGGAAGCAGGCAATGCAGCCGGGAAAAGCCTCGGATTGGCAATAAAGGGCATGATTGCAAAAATCGGAATCACGGCAGCGGTTACAAAGACATTCAAAGAAGCGATTTCGGAAGGGGCAAAACTACAGCAATCGTATCTCGGAGGTATAGATACGATTTATAAGGAATCCGCTAATTCTATGCGGGGCTATGCAGATGCGGCAGCCTCTTACGGAATATCTGCAAACGATTACGCGGAACAAGCAGTAAGCTTTGGGGCAGCCCTCCGGCAAGCGTTCGGGGGCGATACCCAAAAGGCGGCTGAATCGGCGAATATGGCCATTATGGACATGGCGGATAATGCTGCCAAAATGGGCACGGACGTAGGGTCGCTACAGTATGCGTACCAGGGATTCGCAAAGCAGAATTATACAATGCTCGATAACCTCAAACTAGGGTATGGCGGAACGAAGGATGAGATGGAACGGCTTCTGGCTGACGCCCAGAAGATCACCGGAGTTAAGTATGACATCAGCAATCTTGGTGATGTCTATAAGGCTATCCATGTAATCCAGGGAGAACTCGGAATCACCGGAGTTGCAGCTGACGAAGCGAAGACAACAGTATCGGGATCATTTGAGGCTATGAAAGCTTCCGCAAAAGACCTGATCGGACATATGGCACTGGGCGATGACATTAAGCCTCAGCTCGTTGTGTTTGGCGAATCCATAAAGACATTTTTGATGAATCTGATTCCAATGATCGGGAACATACTGAAAACAGTCGGAGAAACGGCAGCGTCAGCAATTGCTTCCGGAATCAAGAAGCTTCCGGGTCTAATGACACAAGCGGCAGGATTTTTAAGTGGATTAGCCGAAAAGATAAACGGGATAACTGGTCCGCAAATTGACCAGGCTTTTTCAAATATACAGGATAAGGCCGGATCGTGGATTAGTGGTACGTTTGTCCCATTTATGACAAGCCAGTTCGTTCCGGCGTTACAGAAACTTGGAACGGCAATATTCAATGTGATCGGAGCGTTTTTCACAAGGATTGTTCCACAGCTTTTGAGCATGGCGGCGAACGGAATCAAGAGCATTGTAAACGGACTGATGAGCGCAAGCTCGGGAGATGTAAACGCATCTGTTACCAATGGGCTGAATGCCGTCGCATCAACCGTCGGATCATGGATCACTGGAACGCTTGGGCCGTATCTTAAGAATTCGTTGCTTCCTGCACTCGGACAACTCGGGCTTGCAATCCTTGAGCTTCTGGGAGCGTTGGGGTTAAAAGTCCTTCAGGTTATCGGATCCCTGCTTTCAAACATCTGGAACGCGCTTACAGCTAAACTTCCGGTATTGCAGACGATCGCGGACGGAATTGTAACGGTAGTCACTACGACGATAGGCGTCATTAAATCTATCATCATGGGGATCGTGAACGTGATAAAAACGATTGTCGATTTTGTGGAAACCGCGTGGGAAACAATAAAGAACGTAGTCCAGGTTGGGATTATGTTTATACAATCTATATTAAGTGCGGCTTTTCAGATCCTCACGTTGCCGTGGAGGCTTATATGGGAAAATTTTGGTGACGAAATCACAACTGCGTGGGAAAATATCAAATCCGTGGTTTCGGCCGCAATGGATGCGATCAAGAACGCTATTTCTGTGGCATGGAACGCAATCAAGGCTGTTATCGTCCCAATCCTCGACTCTATTAAATCGGCAATCACAAATGCGTTTAATGCGATCAAGAATGTCATTACAAGCATTTTGAATGCGATACGATCCGTATTTACAAATGTATGGAACGGGATTAAGTCTTTCGTCTCGGGCGCAATCAGTGGAATCAAATCGGTTATATCGAGCGGAATGGGAGCAATGAGAAGTGCGGTATCGGGCCCACTAAACGCGATACGAAGCTCATTCACATCAACATTCAATGGAATCAAAAGCTTCATGTCCGGGGTCGTTGGGTATCTGAAGGGAATATTTAATTTTCAGTGGAGTCTTCCAAGGATCAGCCTCCCCCATTTCAGCATCAGCGGAAAGTTTTCACTTAATCCTCCGTCCGTGCCACACCTTTCAGTCGCATGGTACGCAAAAGGCGGAATCCTTACAAATCCTACTATTTTCGGTATGCAAGGCGGTAGCCTTCTTGGCGGCGGCGAAGCTGGCCCGGAAGCCGTTCTGCCAATCAGCACGCTAAAATCATATATAAGCGATAGCTTAGACAAACATGAAAATGGAACGGTTTACAATATTTACATTGATGGAATCAAATACAACACAGACGAGTACATCGATGATTCTATTGATAATTTTGTAACGGATCTTATCCGGAGGAGGGCAATGTATGGCGGTAAATGAGGGGACATATGTGATATTGTCGGCCCTCGACACGACAAAAGCGATTGTATGCTACGGGAGTAATGATGCTCAAGGGACGAATGTATGCATATGGACGACAACTTATGATAAGTGGCATGACAGCCAGTTTATTTCTATTGTAAATAACTCCGACGGATCGCAAAGAATGATCTTCACGCTGTCCGGGAAGTCAATAGATATTGAAAATGGAAACGTTGCTTCTGGAGCCAATGTGCAGCAGTTTTCCAATAACAACACAAGAGCGCAGAAATGGACGATCACGGCAGACGGAAAAACGATAGCCGTAAGCGGGAAAACATATGCTACATACATTGTATCGAATTCATCCAGTCAGAATCTGGTTCTTGATGTAACTGGAGCATCAACCGCAGACGGGGCCAATGTCCATGTATATACGAAAAACGGAACAAACGCTCAGAGGTGGGTATTTGTTCCGGCAAATCCGGTTCCGATCGGGACGTATATGATTCGGTCGATGCTTGATACAAATGCTGTTATTGATATTTCCGGGCAATCAACAGCTAATGGGGCCAATGCGCAGCTGTACGGAATCAATTACACAAACGCTCAGATTTTCCTGGTAGAGCACGAAAACGGATTAGCTAGAATTATAAACTCCAGGTCAGGAAAATGCCTTTCTGTTGTCAATGACAAACCGCAGAACGGGCAGAACGTACACCAGTGGGACAACCAGGCCTATCAGTGGTATATAGAGCCGTATGGATCGACAACGATAAACGGATGCACAGTTCCGACGTATATCATTCACTACCTGAACGGCAGCGGATTTTGTATAGATGCGGCAGGCGGCACAGCTAAGCCAAGCACAAACATTCAGATCTATACTGAAAATAAGTCAAAAGCCCAGATCTGGGCCTTTCAATCAATTTCGAGGTTGAATGAAACACTTCCGGTCCCGGCATCCATCAAGGGGTCCTCCGGATCAGCTGATGAATCCGAGACGATAGTATTCAACAACAAAACAAATCTGTTTGTGTCTTGGATTTGTGACGGGACAGAGTACCAGTGCCGATACAGAGTCAAGATGAGAGAATCTGCAAAAGTTGACAGCGCAGGTTCTTGGAGCGAATGGAAATCGATTAAAGATGGATCGACAGCAAATAGTGGGTGGGGATATCTCGATTCGGCAAACTGTATCACAACAGAGGGATCGAACGGATCGAGAAAATATGCCTATGACGCAATTACCATCCCTCACACAATTGATCTTACTACGTATGATCGAGCCCTTGTTGAAGTAGAGGTTCGACGATTTAATGCTATCGAAACCAGTACGAGAAAGCTCTACGAGCACGGAAATTCTGCCAGTCAGACGCTTGAACTGGTATGGCAGCCGACTGCGTCAATTTCTTCTGCGTACTGGACTCCGGACGGACTATCGATTGACTATTCGACAGATTTCAAACGGACCGGAAACATAGTGAGTGTAGAAAGCGTCCTTTGCGACGGAAAGGTTCTGTGCAGCGGATACACGAAATCGAATATGCTGTATTCCGGTACAATCACGATACCTGTCTCGGAATTGAAATTCACTCCGGAAAACGGCGTCAGCACAAAAATCAAAATGACTGTTTATACAAGCGACTCCAGCACATCCATCACTTACAACGGGATCATAACTCATAATTTTGAAAGCGAACTGAGCGTAATGCCAAGCTACTCATTTGATGCAGATACGGCAAAACTTACGGTTTCGTTTACGGAATACGAAGAGAGCTATGTGTACATGATACTCGACGGGAAAATAGTCAAGTGTAATAAAGCTGACGGAAAATATGTTTTATATCCTCCGAGCGGCAGGGAATATAGTATCAAGGTTTACTGCAAGGATAGCTCCGGAAAATGGGGAGCCGCCACGAAGACCATGACCGGTCCAAAGATTGACCAATATATCTGGAACTGGGATGAAGGGTGTGCGATGGTACGGTATAACATTAATGACCCGGTTGAATATTCCGATTCACTTTCTCCGGATGCTACAGAAACGAAGACAACGGGACGCGAATATCCCGTATACGGGGTATCAACATCCAAATCGAGAAGTATCAAGGTGTCCGGAGTCTATACAGAAATGTCTCAATACGAGGATAAAGATCACATGCTTGCACTTGGAGAAGCTGGGCACTGTGTATTCAGAAACCCGAGAGGAGACTGGTTCAACGTAGCAATTTCCGGAGTTACTACCGGGAGACCGTCAAGGAGATTCGGAAAGCTTGGAGAACACGGAAAAGTCGATATCGAAATGAAAGTAGAATCCGTATGACAGAAAAGGGAGTGGCAAAGTATTTTTGTCACTCTTTTAGATTTTAAGGGGGTTTTAGGTGTCTATTGATTGGAAAAATCAGAGGAGAAAAGACAAAATATCCGCTGTTATGGTAGACCCACACAACCTGGATTCGACAAGAGGAGAATTGGAGAACCTTATATTAGAGGGGAGCTCCATCTCATATTCCTATGATGCAGATACGAGGGTCACGGCAAAGCTGAAAACGTTTGGATCAAATTACATTCCGGGTTCATGGATACGCATCATACACAGTGTGGGAAATGAATACAAAAACGAGCTTGGGACATTTGTTTTGCAGAACAATCCCGGATACACATACGAAAACAACCAGACGATATATGAATATACGTTGCAGTCCGTGTTATGGGGGCTTAGTAATGATTATACATCGTCTCATTTTTCCATCGGAGAAGGAGCGTATTCACTGGCTGTTTTTGACAAAATTTGTTCCATATGCGAAAAGACGGGGGTCCATAACCCGGGGACAAGGAATTACAGGTACAACAACTCAAAGGTTTATCCGATAGGTGACAGCTATCTATCTTTTTTATTTGACATTTGCGATTCGAGCAATAACCGCCTGGACGTTGATGGGCATGGGAGAATTACCATAAGCCCGTATATCGTACCGTCCGAGATAAGCCCGGCGTGGGAAGTGGATTCTTTAGATGAAAATACGTTGTTAATATCGGATGCGATTGATTTTTCATCAAGCAGTGAGAACGTTCCAGGAAGAGCTATCGTCATATACACAAATGGAGACGCTGAAATGTCGGCAACGGCAGATGTCCCAATGTCGTCACAGTTTTCGTTCGAACAGCGAGGATACACCATTGCAAAAACATATCAGATCAACGATTTGGAGAATCCGACCAAGACCCAGTTAAGCAAGATGGCAGAGAACTACCTGAACGAGAGCCAAATGATAAACGAAATAAATCCGTCATTCCTATATTTTCCATGTAAATGCGGAGAAACTATCAATCTTACCATTGATCACAAACAGAAAAAATGGATGATTTATTCTGTTGATCTGGATCTGGAAACAATGCATATAAACACCACATTGAAAGAGGTGTAACGATTGGATAAAAACGAACTTTCAAAACTATTGTTCGGACGTACCAGCGTAGAAAATCTTGCAGAGAAGAAGAGTGAAACAAATCTGGCGTCCGGCACAGCTACTTCCGATAGCTCCGATGGATATGTCATGGTAGATATGGGCGGAGAGTCCATTACTTACGACAATAGCCAATCGATCAGGATTAAGACAACCGTTAGCGTGAAAGAAGGAGATACCGTATCTATTTTGCTAAGCGGTGCCAAGGGATCCACAATGAGCCCCATTGTCGTTGGAGTGGTTGGAAGAGGGGACGAGCAGCAGAAAGAGATTACCAAAGCTGAGATAACGGCCCAGACAGCGAGCGAGAACGCGGATAACGCGGTAGAGATGGCAAGCACAGCATCAGAACTAGCAAATTCTGCGAGCGCAAGCGCAGCCGAAGCGAAGACACTGGCAGCCAATGCGAATACAGCATCTTCTCAGGCCAACGCGAAGGCTGATCAGGCACAGACAGATGCTGCAAACGCATTAAATACTGCAAACACTGCACAGAGCGGCGTGGATTCCGTGAATAAAGATGTTTCATCATTACAGAGCACGGTCAACACAATGAACAGCGACATTTCCGATGCGCAGAAAAAGGTGCAGGAGAACGCTTCCGCGATTACCGGAATCAACCAGAATCTGTCTGCCAACTACGCCACAAAGACAGAAGTAAGCGAGACCAAAGCCGCTATCGAAACAGATATTTCAACAAGCGCAAGTAATCTGGCCGCAAGTGTAAAAGAGAAGTATGCATCTAAGAATGATGTATCCACCATTCAAGGCGAGCTTGAAAACAAGATCCAGGTGAATGCGGATGGGATCAGTTCGACAAGCAAGAAAGTTGAATCACTGGAATCCGATACGCAGGATATCTCGACAAGACTGAACGCCGCCGCAAAAACAGCATCTGACGCACAGGCGCAGGCCGATACCGCTGTTGCCGATGCCCAGACCGCACAAGCTACTGCTGACAAAGCGGTTAGCGACGCAAAGGCCGCAGATGATAAGGCGCAAACCGCACAGAGCCAGTTAGACACGGCGAAGCAGAATGTAGCTGCTGCGGACGCGGCCCTGAAGACCGCTAAGCAGAATTATGACTCCGCGCTGAGCACCTACAACACTCTTGCGTCCAGCTCTACGGCAACGGAAGCACAGATTAAGGCGGCGAAGGATAGTCTCGACTCCGCGCAGACTGCGTTGAACAAGGCTCTTGCTGATGTACTTACCGCCAACCACAATGTGACGGAAGCTCAGACGGCGGCAAATGATGCCCTGAAAAATGCCACCACTGCCTACAGCAATGCCGCCACAGCCCTTACCAATGCAAAAACTGCACAGGATACGGCTGATAAGGCGGTCGCAGACGCGGCAAAAGCGAATAAGGATCTTGCGGCACTGACGAACAGGGTAACTACAACGGAAACGGCAATTGAACAGACAAATGAGTCTATCACATCTCTGGCAAAGCGGACGGATACTGTCGAAAATAAATTTACTGGGTACTACACGAAGACTGAAACGGACTCTCAAATTAGTCAGAAAGCAGATAGCATTACATCAACTGTTTCTCAGACCTATGAAACCAAAACTGATTCAGCGTCTAAGCTATCTAGCGCTAAAAGTTATGTTGATACTTCAAGCTCTCAGGCGTTAAAAGATGCGAAAGCCGATACAGATAACAAATTAAAAAGTTACTCGACTACAACACAGATGAATTCTGCTATCAATCAGAAAGCTGACTCCATCACAGCGATCGTATCGAAAAAGGTTGGCAAAGATGAGGTTATTTCATCCATCAACCAATCCGCCGAAGGTGTAACCATCAATGCAAATAAGATCAATCTCAGAGGTGCAGTTAATGCTGATGCGATCACAACAGGTGCTGTTACAGCTGGGAAGATAGCCGCCGGAGCAATCACTGCGGATAAGATCACAACAGGTGCTGTTACAGCCGATAAGATAAATGTTGGAACACTTTCTGCGATAACGGCCAACATGGGGACACTGAATGCCGGAGCAATTAAGTCAGCCGGAGATGGCGGCAAGACGTTCACGATGGACGCCACAAATAAAAAGTTTACTTGGAGCCTTCCTCAGTCACAGATGGACAACAATGGAACTATCACAACTTCATATACGGATGGAAAGGGAGGGACGACTATAGCCGAATTCTCTTCCGGGGGAATAACCAATAGCTACACAATTCTGTCTTCGAGATCGGGGGCATCTATTAAAAACAGCACTTTTACAGCTTATCATGGATCGACCGCCGATAGTAATAACTATAAAGACACCTTAACAATAATGCCTGGAAGTATTGTTGATAACCTTACCCAAAACGGAAGGTCGAAAGATTGGCTTAGTTTAACAAGATCTTCTTTTAAGTACAATACAAATTTTGTTCCTGTGATGGTTAATGGATCCGTAAGCGTATCTGCAGGGAAAACATCTGTATACCTAACAAAACAATCGGTATTAACCGTAAATAATGAAATGCCAAGTTATGGTCTTGTAGTCCTGGCAAATCTAATTACTTCATACAGCGAAACTCACATTGAGGGCATACAGAACATGAGTGGAAACTTTTATGCTTTATTCAATGGAGCCTTAAAGAACGCTGCAACTGTACGCTGGATAGCGATAGCATATTATTGGTAAGGAGCTTCCTGTATGATGTAAATATAGGGACCTGAGAAAGGGGATTGATAAAAAGAAATACCTCAGAGTAAGATAAGATTTGCTGACTTGCGGAGTTAGTAAAAATCTTATCGAACAGAGAGGTATCTGAAATGAAGTTTAACACACAGAACGCAAAAATTGAAGCCATCACCGATGAAACTATGGTCGTAGGAACCGATATTGGAAGTGAGAAGCATTATGCAAGAGCTTTCACAAATCGTGGAATCGAGTTTTCTGATAAGCCGTTCGCCTTCTCCAATACCGAGGAGGGATTCTTGGAATTCAGTGCATGGATGGACGATCTGATGAAGAAAAACGGTATGAAATCTGTTGTGACGGGTATGGAACCAACCGGGCATTACTGGTTCAATCTCGGAGCTTTCCTGCAGGACAGGGGGATACGACCTCTTCACGTGAATCCATATCATGTCAAGCAGTCCAAGGAGTTTGACGATAATAATCCGACCAAGAACGACCGTAAGGATCCGAAAGTGATTGCTGGTCTTGTCAATGCAGGACGTTATTCTTATCCATATATACCCAAAGATGTCTACGCGGAGATACGTTGTCTTTCTAATCTAAGATTGCAGGCGCAGGAAAGTCTGACAAGGGTGAAAAATCGTCTTGCCAGATGGTTCAGCATCTATTTTCCGGAGTATAAAGACGTTTACACAGCTCCGGATGCGGTAAGTGGGATCATGATTCTGAAGAAAGCCCCGCTTCCAAAGGACATAGCTGTGCTCGGCGTTGAGGGTGTGAATCAGATTTGGCGCGAAGCAAAACTTCGAGGCTCGGGCCTTAAGAGGGCACAGACCCTGGTATCGGCTGCAGAACACAGTATCGGAAGTCGCGAAGCGGAGGAATCAGCACGGATCGAGATAGCAGATCTCCTGGATGATATCGAACGGTATGCAAAAAGAGTGAACGACCTGATTGAACTTCTGGACCAGAAGCTGAAAGAGATTCCTTATGTGGATAAACTGATGGCTATCCCTGGAATCGGGAAGCGCACTGTGTGCGGATTTATTGCAGAAGTGGGCGATATCAGACGTTTTGACAGCCCCAAACAACTGCAGAAACTGGCTGGATTGTCCATTGTAGAATCCAGTTCAGGAAAGCATAAGGGTGAAACCCATATCAGCTACAGAGGCCGTAAACGGCTCAGATATGTGCTCTATGAAGCTGCATTATCTGTTGTGGCAAGGAGTTCTAAATTCAGGGTTCTGCACGACTATTATACGCAACGAAGGCAGAATCGATTGAAAAAGATGCAGTCATTGATAGCGATATCCTGCAAGCTGATCCTTCTGTTCTACGTGATCCTGACGAAAGGTATTGATTGTGATGGCACGAAGATGCTGAGTGATATCAGAATACCTGAAGGACAGCAGCAGACAGTGGCATAAACAGGATAACAGCATCATGGCTGATCTGAGCCGCCATGAAAGTGACGGTTGAAATCAGCCATGATGTGAAGACGATCATCAGACTGAAGAATACGGCAATGGTCGGAAACGACAGGAAAACGTCCACCATAAGGTGCTGTCGCAGAAGACAAAGTCAGTAATCGAATTTTACAAAGAGTGAGCCAGTAGTCGGCAGGAATATTCACCATCGGGCATGACCCAGATAAGGAGCTAAGCTGACACCCTGGTTGTGGGCAGGCGGAACGAAGGAAGTTGGGACTCGATCCTGGTAGACACGGGAGGTG